GGGAGTCGATGAACTTGTCGATGAACTTGGCAAGTTAGAAGTTCTAGCCGCTGCAGAGCAGCAAGGCTTAGGTGCAATTACCAAGGCAGGCGGATTAACCGAAGAGAGAGCGCAAGAATACGCTCGTATGGGTGGAACATTCCAGTCTCTATTGCCTAAGTTTGGTCAGATTGCTAGAGCACTACCTACAACATCTAAACTTGCTGGTATCTCAAGAACAGAAGATATCGGTCAAGTAGGTCTAGAGAAGGCTGTCATTACTCAGTCTGCAAAAGAATTACAACAACTAGAACAACTAACAGCCGAAGAAGAAGCCCGCTTTGCTGCTAAGCAAGGACGAGCAGAACTCGGAATGGCATCACAGCGCAGAGCAAATCGCGCTTTCTAAAAGAGAATCCTGAGCGGACCGACCAGCCCCGCCAGCGTAACAGACTGGTAGCAAGAGCCAACCCACAGTCCCCGCGTGGTCATTGAGGCTTGCGACTAACAACGAATAGAAGGGTGGACAGTTGCTATGAGCAACAACTACTGGGAAGACGAAGACGACGAACTAGATACCAACGATGGTCTAGATGGCAATGACTTAGTTAAGAAACTACGTAAAGCCAAAAGAGCAGACGAAAAGCGTATCAAGGAACTTTCAGAACAACTTGAGGGATTCCTCAAAGAAAAGAAAGAGTCGACTGTACGTCAAGTCCTAGAAAAGAAGGGCGTAAACGCAAAGGCTGCACGTCTGATTATGAAAGACTTGGAAGACATTAACGAAGAGGCAGTAAATTCCTGGCTCGATGATAATGCTGACCTATTCGGAATCAAGACTGCAGATGCCCCCGAAATAGATAAGAACAATCTTGCTGCACTACGCAACCAAGACATTCTTACCCAGGGAGCGGTTACTCCCGATAAAGCGCAAGACTTTGAATCACGTCTAAACAACGCATCCTCTGCCGAGGAGATTCTTAGCATATTGCGTTCACAAGAATAATCAACCGTTCATAGTCACTTGGAGGTGACGCAACACAATGTCCAACGCATACACAGATACAGGTGCCTCCTCTCTCGGAGGTTCCGTAGGTGGTGCTGGTCTCGTACAGAAGGCATATGACCGTCTTCTAGAGTTTGCGCTCCGTTCTGAACCACTCATTCGTTCAGTCGCAGATAAGCGCCCAGCCCGCCAAGCATTCCCAGGCTCAACCGTAGTTCTACAGAAGTACGTTGACCTTGCACAAGCAACAACCGCTCTGACTGAAACAACAGACCCAGATGCAGTTGCTCTTTCAACACCAACTTCCGTAACCATTACTCTTTCTGAGTACGGTAACGCAGTTCTCGTAACCCGCGCTCTCGAGTTGTTCTCACTCGCAGACGTTGACCCAGCGATTGCAAACATCATTGCTTACAACCTCGCTGACTCAATCGACTCTGTCGCAATGACAACTCTCCGCTCTGGTTCAAACAACATTTTCGCAGGCAACGCAACCGCTGTTGCTAACGTAGATGCTGCTGACACAATCGATTCTGCAGATATCCGCAAGGCTGTTGCTAAATTGCGTAGCAATAAGGCAAAGGCTCGTCGCGGTTCTCTATACTGGACAGGTATCCACCCAGATGTTTCACACGACCTTCGTGCAGAAACTGGAAATATGGGCTGGAACTTCATCCACGCACAATCAAACCCAGCAGTAGATAACATCTGGGCTGGCGAAATTGGAGACTTCGAGGGTGCATTCTTTGTTGAATCACCACGTCTATACAATGCTAAGACTGGTGCAGACCAGACCGCTCTTGCTACAACCGCTGTAACCGTTGCAGGTACCTCAGCAGGCTTCACCTTCGGTGTTGCTTCAACTGCTGTTATCGCAACTCGCGCAGAAGTTGGCGACAAGATTGCTGGAACTGGTATCGCTTCAGGTGCAAAGATTACTGCAATCAGCACCTCTGGCTCAACCACAACCTTCACTGTAGACACAGCAAACACTGGTGCAGTTTCTGCAACCACAGTTGTAACTGTAACTCCAGTAACCCGCGTTTACAACACAATTCTTTGCGGTGCTCAAGCAATGGCAGAAGCCGTCGCTGAAGAACCACACGTTGTTATCGGTAACGTAACTGACAAGTTGATGCGCTTCCGCCCAATGGGCTGGTACGGCGTACTCGGCTTCGCAGTCTATCGTGACGAAGCGTTGTATCGCATTACATCTGGTTCCTCAATCGCTGCTCTCTAGTTGATTGACTGTCAGGCAGAAGCCTTGAAACTTCTGCTTGGCGGTGAGTTCATTAGGAGGACTTATGGCTGAATGGACATTTTTACCACCAACGGTGGATGAAGGCTTTACTGGCGTTCAGCGACTATTTCAGTTTTACAAACTGACTAGGGGCATCAGTATCGTACTGAATCCTACTACTGGAACTTATCAACAGATTCGCTACCCACTTGATGAATCACTTGCTGATTATCCTCAAGTGTATAGAGGCGGATATAGATATACGGTGGACGACGCAACCCGCGAAGCATTGATTAATGCCAACGTTGGGGTGACTACGGAGAACTTTACTCAACTATGAAGCACTGGGAATACCATCCAGAGTATGTAGACGGCTGCTTTGGATGTAAGGGACTAAGCGTTCAGATGAACGCAGGTGATGCTGATAGTCGTAAGTTTATGACTAACAAGCGTCACAACACAGAATTGGATGCCTATGCAGATGCAGTAAAACAAGGCATCCGACCTGCTGGAACCACGATGGACAAAATCCAGCAAGCAGTACAGGCTAGCGAGACATTAGGTAAGCCTTACAACGCCGAGAAGATGCCTCCAGCAAAACACATAAACAAAAAAACAGCAGCGGTAATGAAAGAACTAGGAGCATAAAATGCCAAAGGTAAATGGAAAGAAGTTCCCTTACACAGCAAAGGGCAAGAAGGCAGCCAAGGCTTACGCAATGGGCGAAAAGATGGAGTCCAAGGCTGAGAAGAAAATGGAAGCCAAAAAAGGTATGAAGAAGATGGCAGCCAAGAAGTCAATGAAGAAGATGGGCAAGAAGAAGTAATGTCCAAGAAAAAAGTTAAGGTCGAAGAGCCAAAGCCAAAGGCGGGCAAGACCCGTATTGGCAATATCTCTAACACACCTCCTTTAGCCTCACAAGGAAATCAAGGTGAAACCTTCGACAAGATTATGAAGCAGAAATATTCTTGGTGGAAATAATGAAGAAGACTGCTAAGCAAAAGAAAGTAGCCAAAGTAATGCGCGAGTTTAAGGCTGGCAAGTTACATTCTGGCAAAGACCCAAAGGGTCCAAAGAAGGCACCTGTAGTTAAGAACCGTAAGCAAGCGATTGCTATCGCTCTATCTTCAGCAGGTATGTCAAAGAAGAAAAAGAAGTAATGTCATCTGGAAAGTACAAGCCTCACAGAGGTTTTAACAAAATCCAGATTAAGGATGGAATGGTAGTAAGACTGCGTAAAGATGGACGTATCAAGGCAGTCTTAGGAAAGTATGGGGAGTATGGAAAGCAAAAGCAAGCGTGACTCTCGCCTAAAGCGAGCAGGAGTGTCTGGCTTCAACAAGCCTAAGCGTACTCCCAACCATCCTACTAAGAGCCACGTCGTAGTGGCTAAAGAGGGCAGCCAAGTCAAGACTATTCGTTTTGGTCAACAAGGTGTAACTGGCGATAAGAAGCCAACAGCCCGACAGAAATCATTCAAGGCTCGCCATAGAAAGAACATTGCTAAAGGCAAGATGAGTGCAGCCTATTGGGCAGATAAGGTGAAATGGTGAAGAAAGCATTTTGGGATAAGAAGAACCCAAAGAAAACTTCTAAGAAACTTACTCCCGCACAGAGGGCTGCTGCAAAGAAGCGGGCTAAGGCAGCGGGACGCCCTTACCCAAATCTTGTAGATAACGCAGCAGTAGCAAAGAAGAAAGGCAAGTAATGGCAACAGGCACAGCAGGTAGTTCATTCACTAGCGAGTTAAACCGTCTAGCAAATAGCGGGACATATCCAGCGCTAACCGCATATCTTGCACCTGTTGGCGCTGCCAACCAATATGCTGGAACCACAGGCAAGGCGCTCCTTGGAGCACTTAATCTAGAAGCAGACCCTACTCGTCAGCCTAACGAATACAAAGGCTTGGGTGCTGTATGCAATGAACTTGCAGGAACAACAGACCTTTCACCGACTGATGCCTTAAGGAGTATTAACCTGTGACAACTTTTACCGAAATGATTGATGAGGTTCTAATCAACCTCTCGGGTTATACCTATCAGCAGGACCGCTCTACATACCTTACCGCAGCAGTTACCACATTAACTTCTCCTAGTTCTTCTCCTACCATCCTTAGCCTAGGTTCTACTGATTCAGTAGGTAAGGGCATCATTGAGGTAGGCGAAGAGTTGATGTGGATTGACTCATTTGACCGCGTTGCTAACACAGCCACTATCGCGCCCTACGGTCGCGGATATCTCGGCACCACAGCCTCTACAGCAGCGGTAGATACCAAGGTAAGCATCTCTCCTATCTTCCCTCGCTACTCAGTCAAAAAGGCTATTAACGACACTATCCGTGCTGTAGCCACACAGTTAATGGTTGTGAAGCAGACCACATTTACTTTTAATGCCGCTCAGAATACCTACGAACTCAAAGACTCTAGCGGTAACCCACTCAATATTGAATCTATCTTGACTGTAATGTGGCAGGATACTGGTCCATCTCAGGAATGGATTCGAGTCAACCGCTATGACTTTGACCCGCTAGCAGAGACTGCTACCTGGGGCGAAGGAAGCCAGACAATCACCATCTATGATTACATTACCCCTGGTCGTACTGTTAAGATTATGTATGTGACGCAAGCCTCAGCCTTTACATCTAACAGCCAAATTTTTACAACCCAGACAGGATTTCCTGAATCAGCAAGAGATGTAATTATTCTTGGTTCTGCATACAGACTACTTACATATCTTGACCCTGCTCGTGCTTCTCAGATTAGCCCACAGGCTGATGAGATTGACGCTAAGCGTCCATTCGGTTCAGCCAATACTGCAGCAAGACAACTCTTTGCTTTGTATCAACAAAGACTTAAAGAAGAAATTTCTGCCTTCCAAGGTCAGTACCCTCCCCGCATTCGCTTCAACCGATAGGAACCTGAATGACAACTCGCCAATACTCCTCTCGCTCTCAGCAGTCAACGCTGACAAGCGCCATTACCGCAGGCGCTACGTCACTTGTTGTTGTCTCTGGCACCACTCTACTAGGTGGCGTGACAATTCCGTCGGGCAGAACCTTTACTCTTGTTATCGACCCAGATACGGCGCTTGAAGAAATTGTAGATGCCACTGCGGTATCTACTAACACATTTACAATTACTCGCGCTATTGATGGTTCTACTGCTCAGGCTCACTCAGCAGGTGCTGTCGTAAGACATATGGCTATCGGTCGCGACCTACGCGACGCTAACCTCCACGCAGAAGCCTCGGCATATTACAACGACGGCTCTGGTACTGGACACACAATGCACGGCATTGGTTCAGGCGAAGGTGACGTAGTAGGTACACTTAAGTCACAAACTCTTACCAACAAGATTCTTACAGCCCCAACAATCTCTGACCCAGTATTTACTGGAACACCAACTGCTCCTTCTTCTATCGTCTTTGAAGGAACAAACGCAGACCCTTATGAAACTACCCTGACAGTAGCCGAGCCTACTCAGGACAATGAGATAACCCTACCTAATACGACAGGTACGGTAGTCATTGTTACGGCTGCTCAGACTCTGACTAATAAGACTTTAACTAGCCCTATCATTTCGGGCAGTCCAGTCATTACTGGTCTATCCAGCGCAGGTATGATTTCATCCTCTGCTACCCCTAAAGATTATGTAGATAGCATTCTAGGCTCAGCAACGGCTGCAGCAACCTCAGCAGCATCGGCTGCTACCAGTGCTGCCTCTGCCGCTACAAGTGCCTCTAGCGCGGCTACAAGCGCTTCTAACGCCCTAACTAGCGCCAACAGTGCATCTACCTCAGCCACAGCAGCAGCCACCTCTGCAGCCTCTGCAGCGACTTCTGCTACGGCAGCGGCTACCAGTGCTACTAGCGCTGCTGCCTCTGCTACTACGGCTTCTAACTCTGCTGCCGCTGCTGCCACATCGGCTACCTCAGCAGCAACTTCTGCCTCATCTGCTTTAACTAGCGCTAACTCAGCCAGCACATCTGCTACATCTGCAGCCAACTCGGCAACTGCTTCGGCTACATCAGCAAGTGCTGCTGCTACTTCAGCGACATCTGCTGCAGCCAGTGCAACTGCTGCTGCTACCTCTGCTGCTAGCGCAAGTACATCTGCTTCATCCGCTCTGACTTCTGCTAACTCTGCTGCTGTAAGTGCAGCCAGCGCTGCTGCTGCAGTTGCTGCTTCCTTTGATGCAAAGGGAGATTTACTAGTAGGTACAGGCGCAGATACCTTTGACCAACTTACAGTTGCTGCAACTAATGGATATGTCTTAGCGGTTAACTCTGCTACCGCAACGGGACTTGAGTGGCAAGCCGCTGCTGCTGGTTATTTAGCACCTACTATCGGTACTACGGTAATCACCTCTGGCACCACAGTATCTACTATTACTGCAGTTACTTTAACTGATGCAACACTATCAGGAACCCTGACTGCTGGAGCATCTACTGGAACTAGCGGACAGTATCTAAAAACTACAGGTACTGGTGTAGAATGGGGAACGGTACAGGCTGGTAGCCAGGTAAAGATTAATGGCGGAGCAGCCTCAACATACGACTACATTGACTTCGTAGGTATGGGTACTGATACCGCTACAACTGGTACAGTTAAGGTATCGCCAATTGTGGTCACAGATGCTGACCCTGGAAAGAAAATATTTGTCGGAACTACAACTCCAACTTCACCTACAACTGGTGACATTTGGATTGATGAGTCTGGCGAATCAGATGCTGACTTAACAATTATGACAGTAATGGGAGCATACTAATATGGCAGTTAAAAGATATGATGGGTCTGCGTGGCAGACCGTTGCTGGCTTAGGCGCTCAAGGCGCAGCAGCAACATCATCCACTATTTCCACTTGGGTCAAGACTGCATCGGGTGGTGAAACATCTCTCTCTGGTAATGATGACAATAGCCAAGCACTTTCCTACACAATAGGACAAGAACTTGTATTTATCAACGGTACGCTACTTAAGCGTGGCTCTGACTACACTGCTACTAACGGCACTAGCATTACAGGGCTTACAGCCCTTGCTGCTAATGATGTGGCTACAGTTTGGACAGTCAATGCCTTCAGCGTAACTGGCGCTATTGCTAACACAATCGTAGATGCTAAGGGTGACTTACTAGTAGGAACTGCTGCTGATACTCCTGGTCGTTTGGCTGTGGGTACCAATGGACAGGTCCTTACTGCTGCCTCCACAACTGGTACAGGACTACAATGGGCTACACCTGCGTCAGGCGGAATGACTTTAATTTCATCCCAATCAATGTCTGGTGTTTCTTCGGTGACTTTTAATTCAATTGCTGGAACCTATAATCATCTTCAATTGATTCTTCGCGGCTATTATGCTTCAAGCGGAACACCTAGCCTTCAATGGGAATTAAATTCAGATACCACGACCACAAATTATTTTGGTGTCGCTGATGTATATCGCACTGGAACAAGTAGCAATCAAGAACTATGGAACACTAAAAACCTTGTCGGTTCTGGAATGACATATAGAACTACTTCTACAAGTTACAACCATTTAGTAATAGATTTATTTGATTACACCAATACGGACGCTTGGAAAAATTGCTTTATTCAAGGATTCCAGTTAACTGATTTTAGCACAACAAATCGCGCTTATATTTATGGTAACTTGGCTTGGACCGATATTTCTGCCGTGACAAGTATTAAAATTCTTAATAGTTCAAATAACAACTGGTCTGGCGGAACTGCCCTACTATATGGAGTTAAGTAATGACAAAACCAATTATCCGTATTCATAATTTAGAAACCGACGAAGTAATTACCCGTGAAATGACTGATGAAGAATTTGCTGCATCAGAGAAGGCTGCGAGAGAACACGAAGCGGTTGTAAAGAAAAACGAAGAAATTCAAAAAGCCAAGCAAGAAGAAAAGGCTATACTTTTAAATCGCTTAGGCATTACAGAAGATGAAGCACGCCTACTCCTTGGAGGTAACTAATGACAAAGGCTCGTTCTAATGCTACGGCTCCCAATGCTAAGGGAACCCTAGTTGTAGGTAATGGCACAGATGCCTCTACCACTCTAGCCGTTGCCTCTACTGCTGGCTATGTCCTGACAGTTGACAGCGCTGAGGCTACTGGTCTTAAGTGGGCTGCTGCTAGTTCTGCTTTTGTTGGTTGTAAATTAACAAAATCAGTAGACCAAACCATTACTAATGTAACTAACACCGTAATTTCTTTTGATGGCGAAGATTTTGATACAGATGCTTTCCATAACAATTCGACTAACAATTCACGAATTACAATACCAACAGGTAAGGCTGGAAAATATCTTTTCGTAATTTCTGGCAATTTCACGAATGCTGGAACTACAGGTCATTTGCAGACAAATATGAGAAAAAATGGAAGCGCGGTTGCCGCTGGTGCTGCCAATGTTTATTGGAAAAATCAAACTGATGTTATTGGTTTTACAATGTCACATATATTAGATGCCGCCGTTGGTGATTATTTTGAGTTTTTTGTTTATAGTAATCCTGGAAACAATAACGGCAATATCACAGATACGACACGCTTTTCTTGTCAATATTTAGGAGCATAAGATGAATGATTTATTTAACATTATCACAAATGTTTATCCTGAATTAACTGACAGGGATTTTGATAAAGAAGGTTTTGTTACATTGAATGATGACGGAGATGGAATTCAATATATTTCTAAGTGGGAATATTCAAAGCCAATTCCAGCAGGACTTAAATTAGGTAAAAACTAATCAAAACAATAGGCATCACTGAAGAAGAAGCAAAACTTTTACTTTCATAAAAGTAGTAACTAATGGCTACCATACAAAGGAGAAATAATGCCAACAGTAAGCAAGGTCCTTGCTCGCACAGCAGCAGCAACGACATCAACAACCCTATACACAACCCCGTCAGGTAGCACTGCGGTGGTTACAAACATTGTCATCTGTAACCCGACTGCATCTGCAGTAACGGCTTCAATGACTATCAACAGCATAGACCTACTAGGTAGCGTATCTATTGCTGCTAACTCAGTATTTTCATTTGACCTAAAGCAGGTTATTCCTGCCACCCAAATCCTTGCTGGAAGCGCATCAAGCACTGCTGTTGACTTCCACGTTAGCGGAGTGGAGTTGTCCTAATGGCTATCGGAGTATTTCCTGTACCTAGTACATCTACCGCAACTGCTAAGGCAATGGAACTTCCTGTTGCTTTGACTACCTATAAGTCAACAGATACCTTTAGTTCAGGTATCTATTCTATTACCGCAAGTACTGGAACCATAACAGTAACATTTGAGTTTGCTTCATCTGTAACTACAACAACGGTTACTGCTGGAACTCCTACTTCTGTCAGTCTTGCGACTACTCCTTCTGCCGTATATGCAACAGGAACTGCATCTAGTGCAATTCTTACAATCTCACTAAGTGCTGCTGCAGCAATCAGCAATACTATCAGCGGAACGCTGGACACAATTACTGCTACTGGTACTTATAATCAAACAGGTAAATTATATGTTTACTGTGTTGGCGGCGGCGGTGGTGGAGCAGCAACTAACGGCGTAAATAACTTTACCACAGGTAATGGTGGGGGTGGTACTGGTTATGCAACCGCTACTATTGTTTATACAACTAATGCCACTAGCGTAACTATTGGAACCGCTGGCAATGGAACAACAAATTCTGGTTCAGGTAGTGGCGGTGGTGCTACTACATTTGGAAACCTTGTAACCGCAAATGGCGGTAGCGGTGGAGGAAGCGCCGTTAATGCTGATGGTGGCGGTGGGGCTGGTGGTGCTGCTGGAGGACGTGGTGGTAGAACAAGCCAATATGGTCCAGATAAAGGTGGAACATATAACTCAAGAGCAATCTCTATTACCAATGGAACTATTACTGCAGGCTCTGGCGGAGGTCCCGCAGCACAAGGCGGAGAAACCTCTAACAGTGGAAATATTGGTACTGGTGGAAACGGTGGCAATGGTGGTCTTAATGACCCATCCCAAGCGGCTAGCGGTGGCGCTGCAACTGGCTATGGCGCAGGTGGCGGTGGTGCTGGTAACGCAAGAGGTACGACCACATCTGGAACAGTTGGTGGCAATGGTGCACCTGGTATTATTTACGTATTGAGAGGATTTTAATAATGGCTAACTTTGCAGTATTAGACGGCGATTACATACTTAATACAATTATTGCTGACTCAAAGGAAATTGCTGAAGAAATAACTGGCAAAGTCTGCATTGAGTACACAACCGAGATGGCAGAACCTGGTGGCACCTATGATGGAACTCATTTTATTCAGGTAAAACCACACCCAAGTTGGGTATTAAATGCCAATAAAGAATGGGAACCACCTTTCCCTTCTCCAGAAAATACAGATGAATATTATCATACTTGGGATGAAGAATCTGTATCTTGGGTAAAGAACTTTAACTAACAGTAAATAAGGGGACAAATGAAAATTATATTTACTGACACCACAGGCACTAACTTAGAGCAGCCTAAACCTGCATCTAAGTTGGTTCCTGATTGGTATAAAAATATGGAGTCCTATCTTGATGGAATTAAAAAACCTGATGGAAGTGGGATTACATCTGGCACAATAAAGCGTTGTATGCCAGTCTTTGATGCTATTACCGTTGGATATATTATTGAATCACCAGCAGATGTATGGGTGTCCTTGAGAGATGGTATTCAGTACTTTGAATGGGCTGACCATTCTTTAATTGAGTTTCATCCAATAGAGCAAGCACCCACCCATCCACAGCGTAATCCTCACGCTTATGCTAAATGGATAAATCCTTGGGCTATAAGAACGCCTAAAGGATATTCAACGCTATTTGTACAGCCATTTCATAGGGAGTCAGTATTTACTATACTGCCTGGGATAGTTGATACTGACCAGTATCTAGCACCAGTTAACTTTCCTTTTGTGGTTAACGACCCTAATTTTGAGGGACTTATACCAAAAGGAACTGCTATAGCACAAGTAATACCGTTCAAACGGGAATCTTGGGATATGAAAATTGGCAGTGAAAAAGATTTACAGCAGATTAAAAGTGTAAGCAATAAACTAAGAAGTAAATTTTTTGACAGATACAAGTCAATGTTCTGGACAAAGAAAGAATATAGGTAGGGGACAGATGATACAAAAGAATGAAACTGTAGCAATCGGCTGGTGTGACAATGGCACAACTGACGGTAAGTTTACCGAAGGGTTGATGACAGCAGTACTTGCTGGTCCAGCCAACGGTATGCCCATTCACACCAGTATCCGAGTCCAAGGTAATCAGATTGGCAGACAACGCCAAGTACTCTTTGACCATTGGGCAGATAAGATTAAGACTGACTGGTTACTGTGGGTAGATTCAGACATAGTCCTTAGCCTAGATGCTATGGCTAAACTGTGGAAGACAGCAGACAAGATAGGCAAGCCTGTCGTATCAGGTGTCTACTTCATCTCTAAGGAGAATGAGGGTAGCCTGATGAAACCATTTCCAGTCTTGTTCAATGATGTATCTGAGTATCAGATTCAATACATCCATCCGCTACCTGACAACGAAGTTATCAAGATTGATAATGCAGGATTTGGTTTTGTCTTAATGCACAAGTCAATCATTCCTAAACTCCGTGAGGCTAACCCTGGTAAGGGTATGTTTATGGAGACAGGTGACGGGGACGACGAACACTTTATTGGAGAAGACATTATCTTCTTCCGACGTATGAAGACTGCGGGTGTCCCGCTTCACGCTCATACTGGGGCAATAGTCAAACACATCAAGAGATTCTCGCTTGACTATGACTACTACGCACTCTATTGGGCGCATCAACATTTGAAAGACAAACTTAAGGAACAACAAGAAGGCTAGGAGAATAAGTGGCTGGTCGTGATATTACCGAAGGTCGTGCCTCTCGTGCGATTGCTGTCGATGTTGGTGTACTAACTGATACCTCCGTCTGGGTCAATACTGATATTGCCTATGACGTTGCCATTGGTGGACAACCATTTATCTATGCAATCAGCGATAGCCGTCCCTACATAAGACAGACTGCTCCTTTCCGTAAAGAACAATTCGATAATCAGACCGAGCCTGGCGAGCAGAGCCTCACAGGCTGGTGGATTAGAAGTCAATCCTCGTTCCATAACGGAGCGGGGATTAAGTTTTTTGACCCTGCTTTAGTATCCAATGAGGGTGCTTATCGCTTTGCCGAGAGCCGCAACGTAGATGTCTGGACTCAGGGACAGGTAACTCTACTTAACTCAGTAAGTTCGTCTCACGTTACAACTGGCGCGTTAACAACTAGTGGTCGTGCGAACCAGAGACTACGCTCTATCAAGTGGAATAACACTGAGGGTGTGCTATTAAGGGATGAATATGATGTCGATAAAATCGATGTTGCGGGCAATCTTACGCAATTTATTGATTATAATGCTACTACTGATTTTCCTGTTTACGATATATGTGACGATGGTACTACTGCCTATTGGATTACTAACGATGCTAGCGGAGGCGGCAAGGCTACCGTTTACAAGAAACCTTTAACAGGTAACTCATCTACAGCAGAAGTTTCTCTCTTCGCATCACCAAGCATAGTTGTATCTAATGCGGTGATAGACTTTGTTAAAGAGCGTATCGTTATGTGCGTCAACAACGCAGTCTATGAATTTGCGTCCAATGCGAGTTCATTCCCTACTGCTGTTTACACCCATCCATCTACATCTCATATCTACACATCTATCGCAGCATCAGGTGCTGCTATCTATGTGGCTGGGTACAACGGTATTCAATCTACAATCATTAAATTTACTCTGTCAACAGCAGGTCTAATGCCTACATTGCAGCAGGCTGTGGTGGCAGCAGAGTTTCCAACGGGCGAGATTGTCCATAAGATTCATTATTACTACGGCTATATGATTATCGGTACCAACAAGGGCATCCGTGTAGCAACGGTCTCAGACGTGGATGGTTCTATTAACTACGGTCCACTGATTGTAGAAACTGACCAGCCAGTCTATGACTTCTGCTCACGCGACCATTATGTATGGGCAACGACTGGGGTGGATGGATATCCTGGTCTTACTCGTATTGACCTTGACCAACAATTAGAGCCATTGAACTTTGCTTACGCAACCGATATTTATTATGGCAATTCATTGGGTCACCTAACAACTTCTTGTGCTTTTGGTAATGGAACCGACCAACTATTTTTCTCATCAACTGCCAACAGCGTTGGCGGAACAATTACTAATAAGCAACTAACTAGCAACGTTGCAACCTTAACTACAGCATCTGCTCACGGTCTTGAGATTGGCGACTCTGTATGGGTCCAAGGTGTCGATACAACATTCAACTCAACGACATCTGCCTACACAATCACTGCTGCTACAACCACAACGTTCTCTTATACCAAGGCAGCCACCAACGTAGCCTCTACTGCGGTCACATCTTCTACCGCATTGGCTAACGTGCCTGGTGCAACCTACCTAGAGAGTGCAACAGAGAAGGCTGTTAGCGGATACCTGACTACGGGTTACATTCGCTATAACACATTGGAGCCTAAGAACTTCAAGCGTCTGATAGGGCGCGGTGATTTCTATTACGGGTCAATGACTCTTGAAACCGTTGATGCCGATGGCACTGAGTACGATATTATTTCTTACGACAGAACTGTTTCTCCTGTCGAGGTAACTACTACCCAGCCATTTAATGCCCAAGAATATTTGGCATACAAGTTCATTATGTATCGTGATGCAACTGATGTAACCAAGGGTCCAACATTCCAGGGCTACCAAATCAAAGCCACAATCGCTACACCTCGTCAGCGAGTCATAAGATTCCCTGTCTACTGCTTCGACGTAGAGACTGATAGATACAACGTCCTAGTCGGGTATGAAGGTAGGGCATTCGACCGATTGTCTGCGCTCGAAACAATCGAAGAGAATGGTGACGTTGTCACCTGGCAAGACCTAACTACTGGCGAATCACGTCAGGCAGTTATCGAGCAAATCAACTTCACTCGTCTTACACCACCAGACCGAGGCTTCTCAGGTTATGGCGGTGTAGTAGAAATTACCATAAGGACCGTATAGATGACTCCTGCAGACTGGGCAGCCCTTGCCGTAGCAATCCTTACATTAATCACTGGCTTCGCATCCTTAGTGCGTTGGCTTGTCAAGCATTACCTTTATGAACTTAAACCCAATGGCGGGTCCAGTCTTAAGGATAAAGTTAATGGGCTTGAGGAAAAAGTTGAATTGTTAACTGAACTAGTTAAGGAAGCCTTGAGGAAATGAATGAAACCTGTAACCAAGAAAGCCACGCCTGCTGCTATTGCTGTTCTACGCCAGGCGACAGCATTGTTTCCGAAGCGAAAGAAACTGTCAGACGGATTATTGCCCTCTGTGGCTCATCAAAAACAGAGTCCGAATTCGGACCACAACACGGGTCTTGCTGTTGACTTGACACACGACCCCGAGAATGGGGTTGACTGTGCCCAGATATTCGAGAAACTTAAAGAGGATAAGCGGGTTTCCTACCTTATCTTCAATAAGAAAATTTGGTCGCGCCAGTATGCAAAGCGCGGCAATCGTCCTTACAGTGGTAGCAATCCTCACACTAAACATCTTCATATTTCTATCGACCCTGATATGGCTAATGACACTAGCCCTTGGTTCTGGTGGATGAATCAACCTAAGATTGTGAATCAGGTGAAGGCTGCCCTACAGCCACAGCCAAAGAAGAAGGTAGCAAAAGGTGTCAATTTGGCACCTAATTTGGTATCAAATTTGACACCAATTTGTACCTGCTGCAAGGTTCACAATACGAAACGAAAGGCAATCTAAATGGAAACACTAAAGCAAGTATCGCTGACCTGGTTCCGTGCTGCAGCCTCTGCTGCAATCGCACTCTACCTCGCAGGCGAGACCGACGTTAAGACTCTCGGAGCAGCAGCCCTCGCAGGGTTCCTCGGACCAGTACTTAAGTGGCTCGACCCATCTGCTAAAGAGTTTGGCAAAGGCGCAGAGTAGCCCGTTAAACGCCGTATAAGGCGATTTAAGACCACAAGACCCCCTACCTAAGGTAATCCCTTGGGATAGGGGGTTCTTTTTTTATGCCTTCACAACCCAGAGTTGCCAGTCTTTATGGATAATAGTCAGTTCGTTCTTGTGTCTGTCTACGAATGTGTTGATTCCTGGCATAGGACGGTAGGCATCACCCTTGCCATCACTCCACTCGTAATCATCAAAAGCAATTACTCCTCCTGGCTTAAGACATAACCAAGATAACTCAGCATCAAGCAGTACGCCTACGGCTGTATGGTCTGCATCAATATAAATAAAATCATAGTAGTCAAGCGGTGCTGCCTTGAGCCATTCAATGCTACTGCCCTTGAACTTGGTCAGGTTCTTATATCCGCGAGTCTTGTAATCGTAGGCTGACTCAACGTCAGAGAAGTTCATCTTGTGGTGTTCTTCTTCGTCTGAACCTTGCCAGGTATCAACATCGGTCAGGTGATTGGATGGGTCAGTGAGAATGTTATCTAGTAACCATACGCTGGCATCGCCAGTGAAGGCTCCAAGTTGCAGGAACTGTAGGTCAGTATGACCCTTGAATGGGTGAAGAAGTTTCTCAAAGTTCTCTTGGGCTGGAGTGGATGCGAACCAGTTGGGGAACTCGACACGCCGAGTCTCTGTCAATTTGACACCTTTCAAAAACCTTGACTATAATTAATATATAATATATCATATATAATATATAGGGGCGAAGCCCCTTATATATATAATATAATATATATTATATCTCTTGTAAGTTACAACTGAATATTGCATAGCCCCGATATGTCGAGTACTCTCCTGTCCTCCATAAAGGGGCTGTGCATCTAATCGACAGGAGCAACATATGATTCAACTGCAGGGCTACGAATTACCAGCCCATATATCTTACTCAGCATTCACAACTTACCTGACCTGTGGCTATCAGTATTACCTAGGTCGACTACTCCAAGTACCTGAAGAGCCAAGCATTTGGTCTGCAGGTGGACGAGCATTTCACGCAGCGACTGAAGAGTGGGACCTAGCCAATGACTAATGATTTTTGGACAACTGCTTGGGCTAAAGAGACAAGAGACTTAGACCTGACTAAAGCCCGCGTTGCGGGCAGAGCAACCAAGTTAAATCCTAATAAGGAAGATGCTGCTTGGTGGAACGAGATGGGTCCACAGTGGGTCAACAACTACATCGCTTGGCGCAAAGCCAACACCGATTGGAAACTATGGCGCACACCTCAAGGTGCTAAAGCCATCGAACTAGAACTCAATCCCATCATTGCGGACGTGCCCGTGAAGATGGTGATTGACCGTGTCTTTGAGGTTAATGGCGAGTTGGTTATCGTTGACCTTAAGACATCAGCAAGACGACCAACATCTGACTTACAACTTGGCTTCTATAAAGTCGGGCTAGAGATGATGCTTGGCGTTACCGTCAATCAAGGAAACTACTGGATGTCCAGAGATTCTGGGACAGGAGAGATGATTGACCTGAGTAGATATACCCTCGATATGCTCGAGTACCTTGTGTCGGGCTTCGATAAGGCTCGCAAGGCTGGTATATTTCTCCCCAACCTATCCAGTTGCAGTTACTGTGGACTCACAGAACACTGCCAATTTACGAAAGAGAAACAATGACTAACGACGATTGGAAACTACAAGTTTCCTACAAGACTGGCGCAGGAGATATGATTAATATCCGTGCCAATACTGCTGACGAATTAAGCGTCTTGCTTGAGGGAATCTCTGATTACTCAACGCAGATTGCTGCAACAGGAAGGATGCTAGGTGCTGCGTATAACACAGCCCCTTTGGAGACACCTTCTTCAACTCCCGCCACAACGCCCAAAGTCTTCTCCGTTCCAGACCAGGCAAAGGCTCAGTCCCCTACCTGTATTCACGGACCGCGAGTATTCCGAAGTGGCGTAAGTAAGAAAACTGGACAACCATACGCGTTCTGGTCTTGCCCTCAACCACAGGGTGCGGACCAGTGCAAACCCGTTAACTAATCTACTTATCGGGGACAATGGAACCACTCACTATTCGGGGAAGGTAGTGGGTGGTTTCACCTTAAGACAGGAGCAGAATGAAAACTTTAGTAAGGTCAGTCGGTAGAACTGACATCGGCGGTGAACCATTGCCCGCTGTGTTCAAAGCATTTGAATCAAATAAGATTATCTTTCGTAGAGCAGAAGTCTCTATGATGGCAGGAACTCCAGGTGTAGGTAAGTCAACACTTGCTCTGGCATTAGCACTTAAGATGAAAGTTCCTACGCTCTACATCTCAGCAGATACCAACGCACATACTATGGCTATGCGCCTAGCGTCAATGATTAGCGGTAAGAATCAGACTGATGTTGAGTATCTATTACAGAATGATTTAGGTTGGACGAAGGCAACCCTTGCTAAGGGCAGCCATATCGTATGGTCGTTCGAGTCAAGCCCAAGTCTTGTTGACATTGATGAAGAAGTGCAAGCCTTTGAAGAACTATGGGGATGCCCGCCTGTTGCTATCTTCGTAGATAACCTAATGGATGTAGCCACTGATGGTGGCGAAGAGTTCGCTTCAATGCGAGCGATTATGAAGGAGTTGAAGTATCTTGCTAGAGCGACTAATGCTGCGATTGTTGTACTACACCATACATCGGAGGCTGTGGAAGGCAAACCTTGCCAACCAAGGTCGGCACTCCAAGGAAAGGTGGCTCAACTCCCTGCGCTTATCTGTACTCTCGGAGTCGTCGGAACTGCTATGGCAGTTGCGCCAGTCAAAAACAGGTATGGTCGAGCGGATGCTAACGCGAATCTCAACGCGTGGCTAGCCTTTAACCCTGAGTATATGTACATCGAAGACATCCCCGAGAACGCATAGGAGCCAGCAATGGATGACGATTACCTAGAGATACACGCAAAGGAAATGGCACAGTCTGAATACTTAAGACATATATCTAAAGTCATTAAGAAGATTGAAGATGCCAAACCACCTATTAAAGATGAGTGGTCAGAGGGATTCAATACTGGTCTAGATTGGGCAGTAAGAATCATAGAGAAGGATAAGAGTGCGTACTAATGGAAGTTGTCTTAAGTCCTGAAGAAATCACTGACGCACTTAACTTTGTCAATCGTATGCGTGAAGATAAGGTTGACCACAAGGTAACTGACAGGAAGTTCGACGCGAAGAATACCTCCTGGGCTGTGAACTTTATGGGTCACTTAGGCGAGAAGGCTGTGGCTAAGTTCTATTCCGTACCTGTTGATGACAGAGTTCTCACGGGCGGAGACGAAGGCTACGACCTAGTCATTGGCGGTAAGACGGTTCAGGTTAAGACATCAACCTTGGATAAACTTATCTTCAATTCATTAGACCTGTTCACTGCTGACTATGCTGTATTGGTTACCTTGATTGGTGACAGGACTCAACCTCATATCGATTCCCGATTCAAGATATGGGGAGCAATCTCTCGTGAAGACTTTATGAAAGTTTGTTACGAGAAAGATTACGGCTATGGGGTACGCTTTGTTTGCGACGCAGAATATATGGGAAAGGCATTGGTATAGTGGCTAATCCTAATGGGCGCAAAGGTAGTAAGTGGGAGACTGACTTGTTAAAGTTCTTCAGAGGTATTGGACTTTGGATAGAGCGACTCACTAAGGCTGGGGCTAACGACGAGGGCGACCTTGTTACCATCATCGCTGGCAAAACTTATATCTTTGAACTTAAGAATGTAAAGAAGATGGACCTGCCTAAGTTTTGGGAAGAGGCTAAGGTTGAGGCAAAGAACTATGCTAAGGCTAGGAATCTTGAGACAGTTCCTCCAGCATTTGTTATAGTTAAGAGACGCAATCACGGAGTCGAGAAGGCTTGGGTCATACAAGATTTAGACCAATGGATACAGGAGAGAGTGAGGGACAGTGAGTGACTTACCAAGTATCAGAGACGTCCTCGTCCACTATGGAGCAGACGTTCGACGCAATCACGGGCAGACTAATATCAAGTGTCCATTCCACGACGACACGCACCAAAGTGGTAGTGCCAACCTCGACCTTAATATCTTTATATGCTTCGCTTGTGGCATCCAAGGCAATAGTTTACAAATCATCGCACGACAGGAGAGAGTGAATATCAATGAAGCAAAGCGCATCGCAGAAGGAATTGTTGGGCAGGGCGTCGGAGAAGTACGCGGCAAGCATCTCTCTGGCAGAGGATTACCTAAGAAGCAGAGGTATTCCAATCGAGATAGCACGGCTGGCGCGATTAGGCGTAGTCGCAGAGCCTGAGGTAGGACACGAACAGTATCAAGGAAGGTTGGCTATCCCTTATGTTACGAAGACTGGTGTGGTGGACATACGATTTAGGTCTCTCAATCCTGCTGTTGAGCCTAAATATATGGGGCTTACTGGGGCGGAAACTAAAATGTATAATGTTACTGACGTGGAGCGGGCTGGCGATTTCATTGGTGTTTGTGAAGGTGAATTGGATACTCTTACTATGTCCGCCTGCGTTGGTATTCCTTGTGTTGGCGTACCAGGCGCGAACAGTTGGAAGAAACATTACACGAGACTCCTCGCCGATTTCGAGAGAGTCTTTGTCTTTGCGGACGGGGACCAGCCAGGAAAAGAGTTTGCCTCCTCACTTGCAAGAGAACTCCCTGTTACTGTCGTCCAATTCCCCGACGGAGAAGATGTTAACTCATTCTATATTAGCAATGGGGCGGAAGCAATCAGGGCAAAGATTGAATAATGGATGACGAAGAACTCTACTGCGACGGGTGTGGCATTCACTTTGATAATGCCTTTGAGATGGTGGACCATCACCTAGAAGACGACGACGAGTTCGACCCCTGCATCGTCTTGCCTAATGGGATAAAGTTAATGGTGGGTAGCCTACTAAGATTCCTTTTTGAACACGCCGAGTATCCAGAACAAATCAGACAAATAACACAATCTACATATGTTACACTTTATGCTGCTGAATCTGATAGTGAAGTACTTGACGAACTAATCGAGGAAGTTGTGGTAGGTTCCGAGATGTTGAAGTTTGATTCAAGTCTTAAGAAACTATTGGAGGAAAACAAACCAAATGAAACTGACGAAGGCGGAGCGTGAGGAAGTATGGCAGATTACAGAACATCTGGCTGGGATGGGTTACAACATTACGTCGATAACCTCCCAAAGCGGGACGCTTACGGTAACCCTCACAATCCCTCTGCTTTCATCAAGAACGTAGAAGATACCTTCAATGAACTCCAAGAATTACTTATCAAGAAACACCTTGATTACGGTCCCAAGAATATATCTGAATCACCAGGTGGTCCTATCAATGGACTGCGAGTTCGTATGCACGATAAGTTGGCAAGGATTAATAACCTCGTCGACAGAAGTGTGTCCAATCCACAATACGAATCGCTCGAAGATTCCTTTAAGGATATGGCGAACTATGCAATCATAGGTCTTCTTGTCTTAAGAGATAAGTGGGACAAATGAGAGAGCCCGAACTCTTTGAATGGTTGAGAGATAACTTTTATCCTGACCCTTTC